CTCCACTTCTCTGACCTGCCCTGTTTTGTCGGACCAGTTTTAACTTGAGACGGCTGACCTCGCCTGTGCCTTCGATAGCCCCTTGCGGGACGGTGGTGCAACGGGCCGGGGCGCGGAGGCCCCATCTACCGCAGCGTCCCGGCCCGTTGCCGACACGGGTGCTGCGTCGTTCTTCTTGAGCTTCGCCACGAACTCGGCCGGCGTCAAATATCCCAGGCTCGAATGCGGCCGCACCTCGTTGAAATGCCGTCGCCACGTCTCGATGATGATCTTGGCCTCGGCCCGCGACCGGAACCATTCGAGACTGAGGCACTCGTCGCGGAACTTGCCGTTGAAACTCTCCGTCGCGCCATTCTGCCATGGCTTGCCGGGATCGATCAGTGCCGTCTCGATACCCTGGTCGACGATCCACTTCAGCAGAGCATGCGAGACGAACTCGGGGCCATTGTCAGAACGAAGATAGAGCGGCGTGCCGCGCTCGCTGACGAGACGGGAGAGCACTTCGATCACCCGTCCCGATCGGATGCGACCATCGACCTCGATGGCCAGGCCCTCTTTGGTCCATTCGTCCGTCACGGTGAGGCACTTCAACTGCTGGCCGTTGGCACACCAATCGAAGACGAAGTCGTACGACCACACCTGGTTGGGTCCCGTTGGTGCCTTTGGTCTCGGGCGGCCGGTCGCGATCCGTTTGCGCGGACGCTTGCGGGGAACCTGCAGCTTGGCGCGCCGCCAAAGGCGGTATGCCCGGCCGGGACTCATCGCGTAACCGTCGCGACCTACGAATATCCGGATGCGCCGGTAGCCGTAGCGCGGGTACTGCTTCGACAGTGCCGCCATCCGTGCCAGCACCGGGCCATCGCGGACCGCTTTGGCCGATCGGTAACCCAGCGCCGAACGTGCCACCCTCATCAGCGTGCAAGACCGCCGCTGCGACAGGCCGCGATGTCTCGCGTACGATACCTGCTCACGGCGGACCGGCACGCTCACCATTTTTTTACGGCAATCTCCTTCATCACCTCAATCTCGAGATCGCGTTCGGCGACCAGCTTCTTCAGCCGCGCATTCTCCTGCTCAAGCTGCTTCAGCCGACGAACGTCGTCAGGCTGAAACGTCCCGAACCGTTTCTTCCAGGTATAGATCGTCTGCTCGCTGACGCCGCGCCGCTTGGCCACCGTCGGGACTCCGTACCGGTCGGCCTCCCGCAGCATCGCCACGACCTGCTCGTCCGTGAACCTCGACTTGCGCATCTATGCCTCCTCTCGGAGGCCAGTCTCTCAAGTTATCCGTGGTCCGAAAACCCGGGAGCAGGTCACTTGGCCTGTCGCTGAAGCATTGAGCTCCCACGATTATTCCCGCTTCATAGTGAGCATGCTGACAGATATTGCTATTCAGGAAACTTCGAAGAATGGGCCTGTCAGAGACCTGCTGTCCATGGAAGCCGACGTTTCGTGGTTTCGGCGCGGCTTGGTCAGCGCCAACAGCGGCTTTTTGCCTCCTGACGCTCAGGCTGGTGCGTAGCGGACGGACTCATCCCGTCATGTGGCGGCAGCTCGTTCCAGGATCACCAGGCTGCGGATGTTGTAGGCGAGATTCTGAAGCCCGATCTTGATCTTCGCACGCACGATGCCGATCGTGCGGACGAGTCGTCCACCTGGCGCGTTCTCCTGGGCTTGTGGCCATCGCCCGGTCGCTTCGGATCTCCCGGAGTGTGCTGGATCGGGTCCTGGGTGGGATGGAGAAGCCGAAGAGATAAATGGCCACGCCACGCAGCAAGTACCGCGCGTATGCGTTCGTCGGACGCCATTCAGAAAACTTCACTTGCAGACACTTTTCGCGCAGACGGATTCGGTCGGACAAGGTAGATTTCTTGCTATGTTCGCGACAAGCGCGTGCGGCGGGCATCACCCACAACACGAACAAAAAACCGGCGGCCACGCCTTGACGCGACCACCGGCTGATTGATCGAGCCGCCTCGCCGGCGGCAGGACTATCCTGGCGCCTCCCGCCACCGTCTCCAGTCGTCGGGGTCGTTGTCGCTCCAGCCGCCATCCGGCGGCAGCCAGATGCGACCGTTGTAGGAGATCCGGGCGACGACCTGATCGCCCTTGAACACGCGTGGTGAGGGGAAGTTCCCGCCACCGAGGTCATGGTGCACTATGTAGGCGCGCGCGGCTTCGGCTGCCTGCTGCAGCGTATCGACCATGACCTCCTCGGTCGGGGACATAGGCTGATACGGGTCTTGACCAAAGTCCGGATTGCCGACCGAGCGCAGGGTGATGCGGTACATCAGCCGCTACTCGGCTATGCGGTACACGCGACCGCGGTCGTCGACCTTCTCGGACTCGACATTGAGCCCGAGCTTCTTTTTCAGTGCCCCGGCAATGGCTCCACGTACCGTGTGCGGCAACCAGCCGAGCGCCTTGGCGATCTCGACTATGGTCGCGCCGTCCGGCTGCTTGAGCATGGCGATCAGCCGGGACTGCTTGCTCTCGGCGCGGGGCGTGCTGGCCGTCTTGGTGGCTGCCTTTGGTTTAGCGGTTGTGCGCTTGGCGCGCGTGCTGGGTGAAGCTTTTGACATGGCGTGGACCCTTTGTTGAAGCGGGCCACGACCACCGCGGCCCTACTACGGGCCCGAGCCCCGGTTGCCAGAGCAACGCGGGGCAGTGACGTTGCGCGGCGCGCTACTCGGCGTGCTCGCCTTCCTTGAAGGCGCTGTCGGTGATGCGCTTCAGCAACTCGGCGTAGTGGGCGAGGGTGCCGACGTCGCCCCAGGTGACCGCGTCGGGCGCGACGTTGAAGTGCTCGTCGCTCAGGGCCTTGAGGCGCGCGAGCATCGTGTCGATCTCGATCTTCTTGGCGATGTAGGCGTCGAGGACGGTGCGGCTCATGTCGGTCTCCGTTGTCGGTGACCGGATAAGCGCTTCAATCACGGCACGAGCCAAGCGAATGCGCGGATCATTCGATTGCTTTTTTGGGAGCAACACGATCATGGGATTACAAGTGCTGCAGCCGCGCGTTGGGCTGGCGGATCTGCGCACGGCGGCCCTGCCGCCCAAGATCGCGGAACCGTTCTACTTGTCGCCGGCATGGATCGCGCTGCGCGATCGTGTTCGACGCGAAGCGGGTGGACGCTGTCAGGTGGACGGTTGCGGTCGCGCTGAGCGTCGCATGTTCGTCGACCACATCGTTGAGCTGAAAGACGGTGGCGCGCCGCTGGAGCGCACGAACGTCTGGCTGCTCTGCGCGTCGCACCACAGCCGCAAGACCGTGGCAGAGCGCGCGAAGCGCACGGCGCGGAGGCCGGGGGGACCTTGATCCTTGGGGCTTTTGGGGCGCGCTGCCGGACGGGGGCTCACGCGGAGAATTTTTCCCGCCCGCCAATACCGCCACGAATTCGCCCGTACAGGGCCTCGACCTGAAAGGGGACAATGACCGCCAAGAGGGCGACAAGCCGCCGTGCCGACGCAGAATCCGGCGCGGTCGCCGCGACTGAGGCCAGGTGGCCGGCCGACGCCGTCGAACGCCGGCCCGTCGCGGCACTAGTGCCGTTTGCGCGGAACGCCAGGACCCATTCCGACGAGCAGGTCGCCCAGATCGCGGCGTCGATCCGGGAATGGGGATGGACGATGCCGGTCCTAGTCGACGAGGCCGGAACGATCATCGCCGGCCACGGGCGCGTGCTGGCGGCCCAGAGGCTGGGGCTGGCCGAGATCCCGGTAATGGTAGCGGCGGGGTGGTCGGAGGCCAAGAGGCGGGCGTACGTGATCGCCGACAACAAGGTGGCGCTGAATGCCGGCTGGGACGAGGAACTGCTGCGGCTCGAACTGGGTGAGCTGAAGGGCCTGGGCTTCGACCTCGGGCTGACCGGCTTCGGCGAGCTCGAGCTGGGCAAGCTGCTGCTGGATGCCGAGGGCGACGGGGATCCGGACGTTGCGCCCGAGCCGCCCGCTGAGCCGATCACGAAGCCTGGCGATCTCTGGATCTGTGGCGAGCACCGTGTGCTGTGCGGCGACGCGACGGTCCGGGCCGACGTCGATCGGCTACTCGACGGCGAACTGGCGGACATGGTTTTTTGCGATCCGCCGTACAACGTGAACTACGCCAACTCAGCCAAGGACAAGCTGCGCGGCAAGAATCGGCCGATCCTGAACGATGCGCTGGGCGAGGGGTTCGAAGCCCTTCTCCACGCCGCCAGCGCCAACATGCTCGCCATCACCAAGGGCGCAATCTACATCTGCATGTCGTCATCGGAACTCGACACGCTGCAGAAGGCGTTCCGCGAAGCCGGCGGCAAGTGGTCGACCTTCGTGATCTGGGCCAAGAACACGTTTACGCTGGGCCGCGCCGACTACCAGCGCCAGTACGAGCCCATCCTGTACGGCTGGAAGGACGGCGCCGATCACTACTGGTGCGGCGCGCGGGATCAGGGCGACGTCTGGTTCTTCGACAAGCCTGTGAAGAACGACCTGCATCCGACGATGAAGCCGGTGGCGCTGGTTGAGCGTGCCATCAGGAACTCTTCGAAGAGCCGGGATATCGTGCTCGATCCCTTCGGCGGGTCAGGCACGACGATGATTGCTGCGGAGCGAACGGGGCGGCGGGCGCGGCTGCTGGAACTCGATCCGCGGTACGTCGATGTGATTGTGCAGCGGTGGCAGGGGACGACTGGTGCTCGTGCCTGTCACGCCCTCACGGGTGACCAATTTCCAACGACTTAAGCAGCCTTCCGCTTGCGTTCCACGGTCTTCGTGGCCCGCCGGGCCGGTGGTTGGACAGCAAGGGAGAAGCCAAGCGACCGGATAACGCCGAGCAGAGTCGTCAGCTTGGGGTCGCCAGTGGGGCTCAGTGTCTTGTAGAGCGCCTCGCGCGTCACACCTGCGCCGCGGGCGACCTCGGCCATCCCCCGCGCTCGTGCAATGACGCCAAGGGCGTTGGCGATGTACCCGGCATCGCCCGACTCCAGGGCGTCGGTCAGCAGCTCAGCCTGAGCCTTGGCAGAACCAAGGTAGCGCGCCGCATCAAAGGCGATCGTCTTCGTAGCCATCTTCAATCCTCCAGATCCGCCGCCAAAGCTTTTGCCGCCCTGATGTCGCGAGACTGCGTACGTTTGTCTCCGCCACACAGCAGGACAATCATGATCTTCCCTCGTTGTACGAAGTACACTCGGTAACCGGGGCCGTAGTCGATCCGCAACTCGGAGACGCCCTCTCCAACTGGCTTGACGTCTCCGAGGAGCCCCGACTGCAATCGCACGATACGCTGGGCAATACGCTCAGCAGCGCGCTGGCCGGCAAGTCGTTCCAGCCAGCGGCTGAAGACAACAGTCTGGCGTACTTCGAACACGTGTAACCTCTAGGTTACTGGCGGTGAGGCGTCAACTGCAGATTACAAATGCAACAGTGCGCCGGATGGCACCCAACCATAGGATTTCCAAGTGACCCGCCCTGGACGCGGCCGGCCCTCCCATGTGCCGACCGACGAAACCCGCAATCTCGTGGAATCGCTCTCGGGCTTCGGCATCCCCCAGGACGAGATTGCTCGCCTGGTCGGAATTGACCCCAAGACGCTGCGCTTCCACTACGCCGACCAGATCGAGCTGGGTTCCATCAAGGCTACGGCGAAGGTGGCACAGAACCTGTTCACCATGGCGTGCAAGCCCACTCGTGAAGGCCTGTCGGCTGCGATCTTCTGGCTGAAGGTGCGCGCGGGCTGGTCGGAGTACGCACCGAAGCGCGTGGAAGAGCCTCTGGGCAAGAAGGAGGCGGCCGAACGTGATGCGCTGACGGCAGGCGACGGCACCGAGTGGGGCCGCTTGGTCAACTGAGATGGAGCCGTGGTCGCTGGCCGTACCGGATTGGCGAGATCGCATCCGGGCGGGTCGATCGCTGCTGCCTGATTTGCCGCACCTCAACCGGGCCCAGGCCAACCGGGCGATCGCGATCTTCAACAAGCTGCGGCTGCCCGACGTGATCGGCACGCCGGCGCTGGCGGAGGCGGGGGCGGACTGGTTCCGCGAGATCGTGGGCGCCCTGCACGGGTCGTTCGACCCGGTCGCCCGGGAGCGGATGATCCGCGAGATCTTCCTGCTGGCGCCGAAGAAGTCGAGCAAGACGAGCTACGCCGCGGCGCTGATGGTGACGACGCTGCTGATGAACGAACGGCCGCGGGCCGAGTTCCTGCTGGTGGCGCCGACGGTATCTCTGGCGCACATCGCCTTTAGCCAGGCGCTGGGCATGGTCGACAAGGATCCGGACGGGTTCCTCCGCAAGCGCCTGCACGTGCAGGAGCACCTGCGGAAGATCACGGATCGGCGGACCAAGGCGACGCTGGAGATCAAGGCGTTCGACACCACGGTGCTGACGGGCGTTAAGCCCACCGGCGTACTGCTCGACGAGCTGCACGAGATCGCCAAGGTCGCGGCAGCCGAGCGCATCATCGGCCAGCTGCGGGGTGGTCTATTGCCCAACCCCGAGGGCTTCCTGGTGTTCATCACGACGCAGTCGGACGAGCCGCCACGAGGGGCGTTTCGAGCCGAGCTGATGGTGGCGCGCGCCATCCGGGAGGGTAAGACCCGGGGCGCGATGCTGCCGGTGCTCTATGAATTCCCCGAAGACATCGCCAACGATCCGGCCGAACCGCCCGCGTGGCAGGATTCGCGGAACTGGTGGATGGTCACGCCCAATCGGGACCGGTCGGTCACGATCAAGCGGCTGGAGGACGACTGGGCGCAGGCGAAGGCAAAAGGCCAGGGCGAGATCATCCGCTGGGCGTCCCAGCACCTGAACATCGAGATCGGGTTGGCCCTGCGGTCCGATCGATGGGTCGGCGCCGACCTCTGGCAACGCGCCGCTGACAAGACCTTGACCCTGGACGCCCTGATCGAGCGGAGCGAGGTGGTGGTGATCGGCATTGACGGCGGCGGCCTGGACGATCTGCTGGGCCTCGCGGTGCTGGGGCGGGACAGGATCACCCGGCACTGGCTGCTGTGGTCGCGGGCGTGGGCCCACGGTTCTGTGCTCGACCGGCGCAAGGGCGAGGCTTCGGTGCTGCGCGACTTCGAAGCCGCCAGCGACCTGCGGATCGTTGCCAACCTGGGCGACGACATCGCCGAGATCGCGGCGCTGGCCGAGAGGATCGACGAGAGCGGCAAGCTGGGCTCGGTCGGCCTCGATCCGTTCGGCGTCGGCGCCATCGTCGACGCGCTGGCCGAGGTCGGCATTGCCGGCAATGACCGGGTGGTCGGCATCACGCAGGGCTGGAAGCTCACCGGTGCGATCAAGACGGCAGAGCGCAAGCTGGCCGACGGCACGTTGATCCATGGCGGGACGGGACTGATGGCCTGGGCGGTGGGCAACGCGAAGGTCGAGCCCAAGGGCAACGCCGTCGTGATCACAAAGCAGGCCTCGGGAACGGCCAAGATCGATCCGCTGATGGCGGCGTTCAACGCGGTTGCCCTGATGGCGATGAATCCTCAGGCCGCTGGCCAGTCGTATCTGCGATCGCGTGAGCTACTTGTTCTGTAGGAACACTCGCGAGGCCCGCTTATTGCGCCGCGGCTCCGGCCGATGGTGCGTCGAAAACCCGAAATATCGCCGTCGCGGTCAGCAGCAACTTATCCCCGGCGCTGGCCTCGGCGTCGAGGAAGGCCATGGTGCGCGTGAGCTTGCGCAGTCGGGCCCGCCCCGAAACCCAGCCACCAGATGGCGCGCCGGCGACGAACTGAACATTGAGTGCCACCGTGGCGCAGAGGCGTCCGGTCTGGACGACCACGGCATGGCCCAGGAACGTGTCCACGAAAGTCGTGACGGCAGCGCCGTGCAGTACGCCGTTCGGATTGCCATGGCGGGCGTCGCTTTGGAAACCGTAGACGAACTCGCCCGAGGGCTCCTTGGCCCAGTAGTAGGGTCCGTTGTGGGCGATGAAGCCGCCGTTCTCGGCAAATGGCGTGAACTCAACATCGGTCAGCTTATCGGTCGGCATGGATGCTCCCTCTGGCGCGGGCAAGATCGCCCGGTTGGTCACAGCGTTCAATGCGACGAGCCGACCCTATCGGCAGTCGAGCCATAGTCTCGCGCTCCTAGAGGAAACCATGATGAAGCTGCTCGCCACCGCCGTACGCACAATCGCAATGGCGGTGCCCAGTCTTGTCCGCGATCTGGCGGGCCTCTGCGGTGTCGGCCTCGTTTCCTACGGCGCGTGGATGATCTACCCGCCCGCCGGCTTTATCACCGGAGGCTTGCTGCTGATCGTCGGCACCCTGCTGATCGCGCTCGGCAACCGCGCAGCCGGTTGATGGAGGGATTGTTCGGCTCCCTGGCGTCCGGCCTGCGACGCCGCGAGCTGAAGACGACCGATGCGGGGAACCTCAGCTGGGCGGCGCTGTTCGGCCAGCAGAACTCGCGTGCCGGCGTGTCGGTCAACGTCGACAGCGCGCTGAAAGTCTCGACGGTGTTCGCCTGCCTGCGTGTCCTGGCCGACGGCATCGCGCAGGTGCCGTTAAAAGTTTACCGGGAGAAGGCCGACGGCTCGAAGGAGCTGGCGAAGGACCACCCGGCTTACCGGCTGCTGGCGCGCCGGCCGAACGAGTGGATGACGTCCTTCGAGTTCCGGCAGGTCATGATGTTTCATGCTGTTCTGCTCGGGAACGGCTGCGCCTATATAGGCCGCATCCGCGGCGTGCCGCGCGAGCTGATCCCGCTGGTGCCCGGCAGCTATACGATCGAGCAGGCGAAGGATTACACGCTCACCTACCGGCTAACCGGCCTGAATGGGCAAACGACGGTCCTGCCGCGCGAGGACGTGTTCCACCTGCGGGGGCCGAGTTGGACCGGCGTCGCCGGCCTCGATGCTCTGCAGGTCGCGCGCGAGGCAGTGGGACTGGCCATCGCGACCGAGGAAACGCATGCGGCGCTCCACGCCAACGGCACTCAGCCGGGCGGCGTCCTGTCCGTAAAGGGCTCCCTGGACGATGCCGCCCGGGCGCGCCTGAAGGAATCTTGGGCGCAGTACCAGGGCGGGCTCGCGAACCGGTTCAAGACGGCAGTGCTCGACATGGACAGCACCTGGACACCGCTCGGCATGAAGGGGGTGGATGCCGAGCATCTCGACACGCGCCGGTTCCAGATCGAGGAGATCTGTCGTGACCTGAAAGTGTTCCCGCAGATGGTGGGCTACGCCGACAAGACCGCGACCTTCGCCTCGGCGGAGGCGTTCTTTCTGGCCCACGTCATCCACACGCTCAATCCATGGATCGAGAACTGGGAGCAGTCGCTGGCGCGCGACCTGTTCCCGGACGAGGACGACATCGTCGCAAAGTTTTCCATGCAGGGCCTGCTGCGCGGCGACAACGCGGCGCGCGCCACCTTTTACGCCAGCGGCATCACCAACGGCTGGCTAACCCGCAACGAGGCGCGGCGGTTGGAAGATCTGAACCCGATCGAGGGACTCGGTGAGCCGCTGCTGCCCCTCAACATGAGCACACAGGCCGAGCGCTCTCTGCCGCTGCTGCCCGGAGGCAACTGACATGCTGCGTACCACCCGGCCGTTCGAGCTGAAGTTCGCGAGCGACACGAAGCCGGGGTCTTTCTCCGGCTACGGCGCGGTGTTCGACAACATCGACGACGGCGGCGACATGATCGTCAAAGGCGCCTTTAGGGACACGCTCGCCGAATGGAAGGCCAAGGCTAAGATGCCGAAGATGCTGTGGCATCACGGTCTTGGCATGTCGTCGGAGGACCTGCTGCCGATCGGCTACTGGACCGGCATGGAGGAGGACGACCACGGCCTGAGGGTCGAGGGCCAGCTCATCGCCCTGGATACCGACCGCGGCCGCACCCTGCACGAAGGCATGATGGCCGAGGCGATCGACGCCATGTCGATCACCTACTCGGTCGTGGAGAGCTCCTACGGGAAGCTCGCGGGCGAGACCTTCCGCTCCATCAGCAAGCTCGACCTTTACGAGGTGGGCCCCGTGCTGTGGGGCATGAACGAGCAGGCCGGGATCGAGGACGCCAAGGCGTCGAAGAACATCAAGACCATCCGAGATTTCGAAAGCTTCCTGCGGGATGCAGGCGGGTTTTCGATTGCTGCCGCCAAGGCGATAGCCAGCGGCGGTTACAAGGCCAATCCGACCCCTCGGGATGAGGGCGGGACGGCGAAGGAGCTGGAGGCACTGCGCGACCGTGCC